CAGAGACAACAAACCCAAATGAAGGAGACAAGATGGACAACACTACCGAACCAGTAGCTCCTGCCGTTGAACCGGTAGCAGCTCCAGAAGTCGCAGCACCAGTACAGGCATCACGCCCGGCTTATTACACAGCACCACGATCACCAATTGTGGACAAGGTTTCATATCTTGAGCACTACTTAAAGGCAAGCATTTTGCATGATGAGGATTCTCGTCAATATGTTCGCGCAGCTGATAACACAACATCAACAGCACCGGGCATGATTCCAACACCACAAAGCACACAGGTAATCAATGCACTTGCAAATGCAGATCGTGGCACAATCGATGGCATCAGCCGTGAAACTTTAGTGGCCGAAGGTATGACCTTTGAATTGCCTCGTGTCACAGCTGTGCCAACTGTATTGCCAATCAATGAAAATGCAGCAATCACAGAATCATCACTATCAGCAACATTTCTTTCTGTATCTGTTCAGCCTTTCAAAGGCCGTGCAATTTCAACAGTTGAGCTCATCGATCGCAGCCGTCCAGAGTACCTAACAGCTCTGCTCCAGAATCTTGAGTTTGCTTATGCGAAAGAGACTGATGAATATGCACTTGCAGCAATGCAAGCGGCAGTCACTACAACAACAGCACAAGCAGCAAATACAGCAACAGGATTCTTGGGATACACATCACAAGCAGCTGCAAATGTTTATGGTGCATCACTAGGATTTGCTCGATCATTGATCGTTTCACCAACACAATGGGGCAACATCATGGGTTACAACGACAATGGCACACCACTTTACAATGCGGCGCAACCTAGCAATCAGGCTGGAAATGTTCGCGGCGATTCATTGCGCGGCGTAGTTTCACCGGGTCTGAATCTTTATGTTTCACGCTCATTTGGTAACGCTGGTACAACAACAGCTTCCGGCGATTCATCAATGGTCGTTGTCAATCCAGATTCTTACACATGGTATGAATCTCCACGCTTTACGCTTCGCACCAATATCAACAGCGATGGCACTATCGATATTCTTTATTATGGCTATGGGGCTTTGGCCGCCAAAGTGCCAAATGGTGCACAGTTCAACAATATCGCTTAATTAACAATCAATCATCGGTGATGGTCGCTCCCGAACATCGCTGATACGAAAGGAACCGAGATGCCAGCAATTGTCACAGCCTCACAGCTGAGGTCTATTCTTGGTGTCTCGGTTTCTTTGTATTCTGATGCACAGTTGGATTCATACATTGATTCAGCTGAACAGACGATTTTGCCTTTACTTACGCAATACCAATCATCGGTGACTTTTGCCAATGTGGATGAATCCGTCATTTATTTCACCACAATGCGGCCAAATTACTTTGTGCCGGGTCAATCTGTTGTTGTTACCGGGGCCGGAGCTTACAACGCGACCTATACAGTCACCGATGATCGGATTGAGCCTTACACTTTTACAGCTGCAACAGCGGCAGCTAATCGCGACTATCCGCTCCCATTTATTCCAGCGGCAACAGCAACATTGAGCGGTGGATCAGCGGCAGCTTTATACGCCAACACGCCACCAATTGAAAATGCAATTTTGGTTGTAGCCGTTGAGATTTTTCAGAGCATCACAGCTCCGGGCAACCAGATCATGTCTGATAATTTTCAGCCGTCACCATTTATTCTCGGCCGCAGCTTGAGCAATAGAGTGATTGGCTTACTTGGCCCATTTTTAGATGTCGAAACGATGTGCCAATGAGCATCGAATCGGCAATCCGCACACCGCTCAAAAATGCTTTGTCATCCATAGCGGCAAATGTGTACAACGGCATCCCAGAGACAATGACATCACCAAGCATATGTTTGATCCCGGATGCACCATATTTGGAAAGCGTTTTGATCAATGGATCAACCACAAAAGTCAGAGTTAATCTGACTGTGACTGGTGTTGTGGGTTATGCCAACAATGCAGCAGCTTTGGACAATCTTGAAACATTGATGATCAATATCATCAGCGCAATGCCCGGCGGTTACGAAGTCGGCAATGTAAATCAACCTCAACCATTGGAAGTCGGTGCGGGTAAATACCTCACAGCCGATTTACAAGTCAGCACCTATTACACCAACTAAGGAGAAATCATGCCAACAACAATCATCACGGGCAGAGACATCACTTTCACCATTGCTGGTGATAATTACGATGCACAGGCCACATCAGCGACTTTGACAGTCGATTCAACGATCAACACATATCAGACACTCGATGGCAAGGCGTATTACACAACCGATACGCAAGGCACATTTGCTGTTGAAATGCTGGCCGACTGGGGCGCAGCAAATTCACTTTGTGAGGAATTGTGGACAGCTGCGACAAACGCACCACAGACTGGCCTTTCGGTAATCTTTGGAGCAGATTCAGGCGCATCATTTGCATTTGATGTCCAGCCGATTTTGCCATCTGCCGGCGGTACAGCACCAGATGCACAAACTGTTTCACTTTCTTTCACTTGTGTCACAACACCAATTTTGACAATCAGCTAAGAGATAAGGAATCGGGAGCATGAAACTACCAATCACGATTGAATTCAACGATGGTGAGAGCGCAACCTATACCGCGCTCCCACCGGAGTGGATGAAATGGGAACAAAAAACCGGAAACACAATTCAGCAAGTGGCCGAGAAATTGGGCATTGCCGATTTGATGTTTTTGGCGTATCACTCAATGAAGCGCAATGCAGCTGGAAAACCTGTAAAGCCTTTTGAGATTTGGTGCGAAACTGTGGCCGACATAAGCATGGGAGAAACCGAAAACCCAAAAGCTATGAATCCGGAAGCATAAACCGGATCATTTGGGAATTGGCTATCCATACGGGATTGTCACGATCAGAGTTTCAAACCGCTGAGGATATTCTAACCGCTTTTGAGATATTAAGGATCAAAAATGGCAATTGAACCAATCACTTATGACAAGAGTGATTTGCGCGGAATCATCAAGGCTTTCAAAGCCATGGATGAGCAAGCGGTTGCCGAAGCAAAAGGTGTTTCAAATGGCTTGGCCACTTATCTGCAATCCAAAGTCACAGCCGCAGCTGGTAGCCGGCCAAATAAGGCCGCAATTCGCATTGCTCAAGGATCGCGCGTAAGTAAATCATCAAAGATTGGTGAAATCAGCTACGGCTTCGTATCTCAGAAATTCAGCGGTGGCGGCACCACACAACAGCTTTGGGGCGGTTACGAATTTGGCTCACAGAAATTCAGACAGTTTCCAATCTGGTCTGGCAAAGCTCCCGGCGGCATTGGCTCATTTGGATATTTTATCTATCCAACATTGCGCGCCGAACAGCCTCACATCATCTCTCAATGGGAAAATGCATTTACTAAGATTTTGAAGGAGTGGTGATGGCCGGTCAATCAAGAACACTCAAGCTTTCGATTCTTGCTGATGTAGATAAACTCAAGCAAAGCCTCAATGTAGGCTCAAAAGATGTCGATGGATTCGCTGGCAAAATTGGTGATTTTAGCAAAAAAGCGGCCGTGGCTTTTGCTGCCGTTGCTGCCGCAGCTGGTGCAATGGCAATCAAAATCGGTGTGGATGCTGTCAAGGCTGCCAGCGATTTGGGCGAAACAATTTCAAAGGTCAATGTTTTATTTGGTAAATCTGCCAAAGACATTGAAAAATTTGCAGATGGTGCAGCTTCATCTTTAGGCCAGACAAAGCAACAGGCATTGGATGCCGCAGCTACATTTGCAACATTCGGAAAATCAGCCGGCTTGAGCGGTGACAGTCTCAGCAAATTCTCCATTGACTTTGTGAAATTGTCATCAGATTTGGCATCTTTCAACAACACATCACCAGAGCAAGCAATCAATGCAATTGGATCAGCATTGCGTGGCGAAGCTGAACCATTGCGCCAATATGGCGTTTTGCTTGATGATGCCTCATTGCGCCAAGCCGCTTTGGAATTAGGAATCATCAGCACGACCAAAAATGCCTTGACACCACAGCAAAAAGTGTTGGCAGCTCAAGCTTTAATTTATGAACAGACATCAGCTGCACAAGGCGATTTTGAGCGCACCAGCGATGGTCTGGCCAATAAAACACGCATCCTCACAGCTCAATTGGAAAATGCAAAAACCACAATTGGTCAGGCACTTTTGCCTATTGTTTTGCAATTGGCCACTTTCTTTTCAGAGAAGGTCATCCCAATTGTGCAACAGGTTGCAGATGCTTTTGGCAAGAAATCCGGTGGCATGGATGGCACATTGACATCATTGGCTAATGGCATCAAAGGTTTTGTTCAACCAATTTTTGAAGGTTTCAAATCGGCTTTTGACAAAATCAAAAAAACTGTCATAGAAAATAAAGATGAGTTTGAAGCCTTTTTTGATGTCATCAAAGCTGCCGCACCAATCATCGGCAATGTAATTGGCAAAGCTTTTGATGTTGTTGGAAGTGTGGCCAGCGTTGTACTCAATATCATGGCAAATGTTGTTGGAGCTTTACGCGGTTTAATCAACACCGCAATCGATCTGGTCAATATTGGAATCCGTGGTTTCAATCTGATCAAGCCGGGTGCAGACATTTCACCAATTTCAAAAATCGGCTCATCAACTGGATCAAGCTCAACCGGAGGCATTTCTGTGCCAGCTGCATCATTGCCAAGTGGTTTTACAACTGGCGGAAGCACAACGGGAGGCGGAAGCACAACGGGAGGCGGCTCAACCGGTGGAACCGGTGGCTTGACCGGAGGCACATCAACTGGTGGTGGCACTATTGGCGGTGCCGTCACAAAAATTGCAAATCAGACCAAAAAGGTCGTTGATGATGTTGCTGGAGCTTTTGACAATTTTACCAGCGGCACAACTACATTGGCCGGTGTTATGGCAGCTTCAAATCAGCCATTTGCCTTTGGCACATCTGGTGTGAATACAAACTCGCTGGCTGGCATTTTGGCTGCATCAAATAAACCAAATGTGACTGTAAATTTCAATGGAGTCACAACCGATCCAGAAGGCACAGCGCGTGTGCTGGTGGACACGCTCAACAACTCTTACTATCGCGGCACAGGTGGCGCAACTAACCTGCAAACAGCATGACAATTTTTAACCCCGTATGGCGTGTGACTATTGGCGGCGTGCAATATCAAACCGCGATTTTGGCAAATCTAACAATTCGAAGCGGTCGCACAAACATTTATGAGCAAGCTCAAGCCGGATATACAAACCTTGAAATCATCAATTTGGATCAATCCATTGTGCCAATTCAAATCAATGATTCGGTCACAATCGAATTGCAGAATTCATCATCTACATTTGTGCCAATCTTTGGTGGATCGGTGGTTGAGGTAGGCATTGCCGTGGCTGAGGTTGGCAACATTGACTATGCACAGCGCATCAACATAATTGCATTGGGTGCATTGGCCAGATTGCCAAAGGCTTTGACCAATGGTGTGCTGTCAAAAAAGTTTGATGGCGATCAAATTTATGATGTTTTGAAAAATGTGTTGTTTGATTCATGGCAAGAAGTGCCACAAGCTTTGACATGGGCAACATATCCGGCAACCACTCAATGGAACAATGCGCAGAATTCTGGATTAGGCGAAATTGATCGACCAGGCAATTATGAGCTGGCAGCACGATCAAGCTCACGGACAGATGTTTATTCATTGGTTTCAGCTTTGGCCACATCTGGATTGGGTTATGTTTACGAATCGGGCACGGGCCAAATTGGCTATGCAGACAGTACACATCGCACCAATTATTTGTCGGCCAATGGATATGTTGATCTCACCGCAAATCATGCATTGGCACCCGGTTTAAGCATCCAGCAACGAGCCGGCGATGTTCGGAATTCGATTACTTTGAAATATGGTGCCACATCATCATCTGAAAAATCGGCATCAGATGCGGCATCTATTGGGCTGTATGGGGAATTAGCTCAAATTATCACGACGACATTGCACAATGCTGCCGATGCCGAGGATCAAGCTGATTTCTATTTAAGCCTAAGAGCTTATCCACAATTCAATTTCAACAACATCACATTTGATCTGACAAATCCAGAGCTTGACAATGGTGATCGAAATGCCTTGATTGGCGTTTTCATGGGTATGCCGGTCAATGTTGCAAATCTGCCGTTGAATATGAATTCGGGCGATTATCTGGGTTTCGTTGAAGGCTGGACATTTTCGGCCAGATACAATGAGGTCAGCATTTCATTGATTTTGTCACCGATAGCATTTTCGTTACAGGCAATGCGCTGGAACGATGTGCCGGTGATAGAAAGATGGAACACAATCAATCCAACTTTGGATTGGATCAATGCCACGATTGTGGCGTAAGGAGAAACCAAGTGACGAACCCCACGAGTAATTACAATTTCCAAATGCCCACAGCGACCGATTTGGTTACGGATTTGCCGGCTGATTTTGAGGTATTTGGTCAGGCTGTCGATACACGACTTAAGGCATTACAACCCGGCACAACGCTTGGTGATCTTGCTTATTCATCAGCTACGGCGAACACAAATACTCGGTTAGGCATTGGAACATCAGGACAGGTACTTGCCGTAAGCGGCGGTGTGCCAGCTTGGACTACATTAGCAACAACAAGCGGTTTAACCAAAATTACATCAGCAAGTTTTAGCGGCGTGGCTAATACTGGAACAACTTTTGATGGTGTTTTCAGCAGCACTTACAACAATTATGTGGTGGTATTTTCAAATATTGTGGGCACGGCTGCTGCATCGTTTTATATGCAATGGAGAAAATCTGGACCAACAACACATACTACAAGTTATTACAACACAAGATTGAACGATGGCGCGGCCACTAATTACTCTAATGCAAGTCAATACACTTTGATGCAATTAGAAACTGAAGTGTCGCATTTGACAATGAACGTCGCTATTGACGGCACACCGACTCAAATGTCTTATGTAGGTTTTCAACGATTTGGCATCGATGCGTTGTCGGGCGGCGGTAGTAATGACAGTTTAGGCGCAAATCAGGCAACTGGATTTATTCTTTCTTCATCTAGTGGAAATATAGGCGGTTTTGTAGCCGTTTATGGATTGGCAGACTAATGACAAAAAAATCAGACAAAATTGCGGCACTTAAAACAAAGTATCCAACTCTTAAAGTCGGAAGCGATGAAACAGGATATTTAGATTTAAGCGAGCAAGATTATGAAGCCAAAATTGCAGAATGGGCTGATTACGAATTGGCAAAAGAGGCCGAAGATTTGGCAGCTTCTCAAGCAAAACAAGCAATTTTGGACAAATTAGGTTTGACCGAAAATGATTTGAAGGCACTCGGATTGTGACATTTCCACAAGGCACATTGCCGCGTTTGATTCAGGTTGCTCTCGCAGAAGTTGGCACAGCTGAAACCGGCAACAATGAAACCAAATACGGCAAATTTATGAAGGCCGATAAGCTGCCATGGTGCGGCTCGTTTCTCAATTGGTGTGCCCATCAAGCTGGTGTCAAGGTGCCAAATGTGGTCAGCACGCGTGCTGGAGCTGAGGCATTTCAGAAAGCCAAGCAATGGCATACAACACC